CCTTCGTGGGATGGCGAGATCCTTCGCGCCTACGATGAGTACAACGTTTTCTCGGGCTTGGTTATGTCCAAGTCCATCCCCGGAGTTTCGGCTGAGTTCCCAATTACCGGAACTGTCAAGCTGAAGCCACGCTGGGGCGCTGGTGAGGAGCTAATTGGTAACACCAATGAGCATAAGTCCGACACCATCGCGGTCTACATTGACCGTCGCCCAATGGCTGTTTACTTCGAGACTGACAACATTGACGAGTTCCTCACTCAGTGGGAGCATCGTGGTGAGCTAGCCCGTCAGGGCGGTCAGACCCTCGCTAACACCAGCGACAAGCGTCTCGCTGCGTACATCCTACGCGCTGCTGCTGAGTCGTGGAGTGCTAACGATCCTCGTCCCGTAGCTTCCGCTGATCCACCAGTATTCCAGAAGGATGTCTTTGCACACCTTGGTACTGCTGGTTCGTCAGCCACCCTCAAGACCAACGCCGCTCTAGAGCTTCTAGAGTCCCTTGAGGAGGCCTTCATCTACATGCAGGAGAACAACATCATGACTGACAACGTCATTTGTGCTGTTACTCCCCGTGCATTCCAGGACATCCGCGCTCTCGGTGTTGCCCGTGACGCTGCGGACCTACTGGGTGGTGCTGGCCGTCCCTTCTTCGGCGGTGTCGCTGAGGCTGGTGGCCTAGGTGCTGGTCTTGGTATGGGTATGAACTCCCTCACTGACTCCTTGGAGTACATGGGCGCTCGTATCATCAAGACCAACCACCTACCAACCGTAAACTACGGTAACGTTGCAGGCAACAACCGTTTTGGCGGTACTGGTACTTTTGATACAGAGGCAATCGGTGAAGACCGTTACAACCTCCTCGGTCGAAACGCTGGTGTCAAGGCTCTCATCTGGAAGCCTGACTGTGTTGCTTCGCTACAGAAGATGGGCGTAAAGACTGATACCGAGATGGATGTCCGTCGCGGTACCATGTTCACCGTTTCGTCCATGTTCGGTGGTGCTGGTGTACTCCGTCCGGAGTGTGCCTTTGCCGTACTTGATTCTTCAGTAACCCCAGTTGACCCCGATGCTGGAGGCGACTTGGATGTTACTACTTATACTGAAGGTAACATTACCAGAGAAAACCTCCGTGGCGCTCTCGGTATGGTTTCCGAGTACAAGTCCACTGTTGCTGGTGATTACACTGCCAGTTATGGTGCTAACGGCGGTGCGGCCTACACCACTGTCTGATGATTGATTGACCCCTCTTCTCTAGACCCCTATGGGAGAAAGGAGGTAGAACCTATGTTTTTCACATGGTTTCTACGGACCCGACTCGGGCCAAGATAGGGGGTGATCCAAAATCTACGCCGTCGTCCTCGAAAGGGGGCGGCGGCTCTTTATTATTTTATACAACACGTTGTTACCTTTAAGGAGATAAATATGGGTGCAATCACAAAGTTAGAGGCTATCAACGATATGCTTCGCAACGCGGGTGAAAACACCGTATCAGATCTTAATACCGACTATGGTATTGATCTGAGTCAAGCTCTGGAACTATTGTCAAGAGAGACCCGTGACGTTCAGCTACGAGGTCTTGCCAACAACAAGTGGATTACTGAGATTGAACCTGACGGATCTGGTATTATCTATGTACCAGAGAACACCCTTAGTGCAAAGCTTCTATCCTATAACCTGGATAGAATGATTGATGAAGAGTATGTAACACTGAGAGGATATCCAAGTCCTTATCTTTACAATACCAAAAAGAGAACAAACGTCTGGGATGCTGGTAAGTATACGGTAGAGATTCTTGAAGATCTTCCATGGGAAGATATTGAGACTCCCGTGCAGCGGTGGATCATGGCAGAAGCCTCCCGAAGATACCAGTCAATGACTCAAGGAGATCCAGACGTAGACAGGTACCTGGCTGAGCAGGCGGCTTACTACAAGGCCAAGGCCATTGCTCATGATACGGAAAAGCGTGACAGAAACATGCTTTACAGTAACGACCCAGGACTGCAAAGAGTTCACTTACGTAGGTATCAAGGAAGAACAAGCCCTAGATTCTGGAGGTCATAATGGCTAAACACAGAACATCGGGTGGTGCCAACTCCGTAACCAATGAGATCAATACTCTCAAGGATGGTGTAGGACGACAAGCACCATCTAAGAGAATGCCAACTGAGGCTGAAGAGATCATCAATTGTCAGGTAACTTTGGAACGAAACATCCAAAAGAGACCAGGCATGCAAGCAGTCCTTAATGTAAACAACCTTACATGGGACGGAGAGTACGATGGAGAAACTGAGCCAGCCACTCCGTCTGGCGGTGTATACGGAACTGCTGGAGTTGATGAGCGTATCGGTTTAAACTCAGAACAAGACGCTAAGTACATTTGGTTTGAACTATCTGCTAATGATTTGTTTCTTATTCAGATCCTACTAAGTGACAATACTTGGGCTGAAGCAGATCCAAGCCAGGAAATCATCAAGATCATCCGAGTAAACAACGACTCTACTTGGACACTTGAAGATACAATTACTAAAGGCTCGGGTAGAATTACCGAGTCTGGTTACAATTACCTGATGTACGGTACGAATGGATACAGCCGCCGGATCAAGCATGTGAATGCTGCTGCGGATATCCTTGTACTTAACTCTGACGTGTTTGCTGGATTTAGTTCTTCGTTTAATGACGCAAATAACAAGTGGTGTTTCCATAATCTTGATGGATCTATTACCACAACCGAAGATATTGCAGGACGTAGAATTAACTATTACCCTGCCGGGGCCAGAGATTCTGAAAGCGAATCACGTATTTACCAGATTGACTCTTATTATTTTAGGGGTGATCGAATCTGGACACCAACCGTTGCTGACTCTGATACCGGTACGATTGTAAGATGGGGTGGAGTATTCCAAGCTCTTGAAGATAGAGACACCACCAGCGGAGGGCAACGCCCTGTAGAGATTATTCCAGACGGAACTCCAGGTAACTATAGTCCACCAGACATTGATAATGATCCTTATGGTGATGGAGGAAGCGCCGACAGAACTCGACACGGATGGAAGTTACTAAGATATGTAAAAGAAATCGAAGTAGAGTACAACACCAACGTAGAAGAACTAAACAACTATCCCGTAGGTGCAGCAGTAAACTCCTTTAGAGATCTTCCATTCCCCCCAAGACCTGGTGAACTAAATGACTGGAACTTTATTTGGTGGTATGAATATCCAGGTCCTTACTCTGCGGAAGTTAGAGAGCCTATTGAAACCATTGCGTATCTTTATGATGGCTGGGATGGAACAAGCCAAGATGCTGCAGATCTTCCAACAGGTGCTGGCCGTAACGGACGAGGTGGAATTTTCTATTGTAAGAACGCATTCCTTGAGGCCCTACCCGGATGGTACAGAGCTACTAGTACAGAAACCCCTCCATACTATCAACGAGTAAGATCACCATATGCTTATGGTCGGTTTGACGAAAACCGAATGCCTCACAAATTACGCCGACAATCGGACGGTACATGGATCTTTGAAACAATCAATTGGGACATGCGACTTGCTGGTACTGACCAGGATAACCCAGGACCTACGGCATTCAAAGATGGACGGCAGACCCCAATCAGAGACATTGCAATCTTCCAGAACCGTCTGTACTTTGCTGCAGATGATACTGTGTTTGCTTCAAGACTCGGTGAGTTTGAGGACTTCTGGATTGCAGATCCAGGTAACATTACCGACAGTGATCCTATTGATACAACCCTGAGTACCAACTCGTACGCAGAAGTTGAGTACATGATCCCATTCCGAGATCAGTTGTTCATCGTAACAAACGCCAGTACCCAGTTTATTCTTACTGGATTTGATAACGTAGTATCTCCCTTTACGGTAGAGGTACAGCCTATCTCATTCTACTCCACATCAGGAGTAACTAATCCGGTAGCTGTAGGTAATAGCATTTACTTTGCAAACAACCGAAGAATGTACATGTACTACCCTCAGAATGTCGAAGCTGGTATGACGGTAGAAATGTCAAAGCATTGCCCAGATTATCTGCCTGAGTCTCCTACTGGATTGTTCTCAGCTACAGCAAACGACACAATGTTTGTTACTTCACCTGAGGATTGGGTTAATGGTACGTATCCTCATGAGTTGTTCTGTTATGTAAACAGATACTCCGGGAATCAGATGACTCAGAATGCTTTACACAAGTGGCAGCTCGATGTTATTCATCCTAATGCAGCAACACAAGCTACCAGATATAGCAAGAATAAGGTAAACATTAGATCATCTTATACTAAAGATAATTACTTGTACGTAGTATACTCAGCTACAGCAGCAGGGAATGGCTTACCTATAGCAAGCCCTTCAAGTGGTATTTATCTTGGAAGGATTTTTCTAAATGATGTAGACCTGGAAGTACCTAGACTTGATCAATACTTTAAGTATGAACAAGTAGGACAACCAAACTGGATTTACTTTACCAACGAGGCAGTATCCGGATTTACGTCACTGGTGTTTACAGATAAGGAAGACTTCTTAGAAGCTGCAGGATCTACCTTACTTCAAGAAGACTTTGAATCTTACGACACTGGGGATGTAGCAGTCCCGTATGTCTTACCTAATTCTCAGATTACTGTAAATGCGGTAGGTGATTGGAGTTCTGTACAAACGTACATTGGAACTGCCAACGCCTTTTCATTACCATCAAGTGGAACAAAACACTTTAAGGTGGAGTTAGGAAGCAATGCGACACAAACCTACAAAGTTGTATTCTCAATTCCGGGGGAAGCCTATTCATTCTCTTGTAACATCAGTGGTTATCAAAGTGAGGAATTCATTGTACGTTTGTATAACAACAGCTTGTTGGTTGATACTGTTATTGTGCCTTGCACTGGACTGTTGGATTCATTCCTTGGTGTGGTATCTGAGGCAGTATTCGATGAAGTAGAAATCGACATTAACTACGGATCTGTTGGCTTTGATGATATCGGTATTGATGACGTAACTTTTGGTTACTCTGTTCCAGGACAAGGACAAACCTGGTTTTGTATTCCATATTCCTGTGGACAGATTGATACTGTGTGGCTAGGAGAGGGCTGGGGATTAAACTCTTATAAGACCCTTACTGTAAAAACACAAGCTTATCTGGACAGAGCCGACAGTAATCAACCTTCTTGGGTTGCTGTAGAAGGTGACTATAGCGCACCTCTTGTAAACGCAGCTGATGTAGCTCTTAGTTACGTCGTGACTACAAAAGAGGCTCTTGAAGCAATTTCAAATCCTTCTTTAAACTCTTTAGGGTTTGTAACAACAGAAAGTACCGTATACAAGTATATCGGTATTTGGGTTCCAAACAATGTTACAACTTGGATAGATTTGTCAAGACCTGTTGGAGATCAGAACCTTAAAGCTACAATTGCTTTTGGTAGACGGTACCCAATGGAGGTAGAGCTAAGCCAACAGTTTATCCGAGATCAACAGAACAATGTGATTGAGGGTGTACTGTCGCTGAGGCAGCTTATCCTAAGACATCGTAATACTGCAGAGTATAAAGTACAAGCTTACTCCAATAACGATGTACAAAGATCTTTTAGTAACTTTACAGAACCCGTATTATTCAGCGATGATCTAGAGGTTATTAAGATTCCTCTTGATGTTAACGGGGAATTAGTAGCCAAGGTGCTTGGGTTCTCAGAAACAACCAAGATTAAGATTACTTCCGACTCCGTTCTTCCCGTCAACATTACCAACATGACCATTCGTGGTAAGTTCAGACGTAAGAACTCGACCTTCCTTTCGTGAGGTACACATGGATAAAAGTAAACAAGTAGATGACCTACGTGTGGCACTCTTTGATTGCCTTATTACACAACTCAGAACAGACCCAACCAGTGCCTGGGCCAGAGTGGCTCGGGATGTCCTAGCAGACTACGATCAAGTATCCAAGGATGAGTTCAGTATGCAAAGCAAGGCTGCACTTGAAAAGCTCAAGGACAAGGGACCATTCAAGCTAGGTAATGGCTGATGTCTGACTGGAAAGATATTATCAAGATCGACCTTGACCTCATTCCGGGCTATGTCCCGGATGAGGTCTTGGAAGACTTTAGAAACCATTTGTATTATTGTTTCAAGTATCTAGGCCTGGGTACACCAAGTGCCCTACAGTACGCCATTGCC